TTGGTGGAGACGGAGCTTCTACACAAAAAGTACTAGATATAAAATTAAATGATAGACAAAAACGCTTTGTTGAATTTGTTAATAGAGAAAATAAACGAGAATTAGATGTTAATGACAAAGATGAATTAGCAACTTTTACCGTTTTAAACTTAATGCAAGTTTATTTATTATCTCGTTTTGAAAGAGATAAGAGACGATCAGCAGAACTAATTTATAAATTAAAGCCACAATACAAAGAAACAATATTTAAATTACAAGTTTTTACACCAGAAGAAGTAGTGGAATGGTTATAAAAGTAAGTAGAAAGGTAGGTGTCAAACATGACTAAATCGGACAAATACAGATTAACACCCGCAGGAAAAAAACTATTCAAGGTATTGATAAACCCAGAACATTTAGGAAAAAACGTAGATGAACTATGTAAGATAGCAGATGTCAGCCGTGACACCTATTATCGTTTACATAAAGAGCAAGGATTTGTTGACCTAGTCTCTGAAACGTCAAAAGAAATGGTAATGGCAAAAATGGGCGATGTATTGAACGCTACTTACATTTATGCTTTAGGCGAAAAGGGACATCAAGACAGAAAGTTATTGTTAACTATGGCTGGATTATATGCAGACAAACAAGAGGTCGCGCACTCAGGAGATATGAACGTAAATAATCCATTTGCAGACCTCACGACTGAGGAGCTTAGAAAGCTAGCTGATGCAAATGTTGAAAGTTAGCCCTGAAATAAAAAAACAAGCAAAAATTGAATTGTCAAAGGATTATTTTAGAGATTATGTAGAGCTTGTTCACCATGGACACTATAAACACTTTAGACACACTGAATTAATATCTAAATACTTACAAAGAATAGCAGATGGCGAACAATTAGACCTTTTAATTGAGATGCCACCTAGACATGGTAAGAGTATGACGGTTACGGAGACATTTCCGTCTTTTTATTTGGGAAAAAACCCAGATAAGCATGTGATAGCAACAGCTTATTCAGATAGTCTAGCGCAAAAATTTGGGCGTATGAATCGCAATAAATTCAATGAATTTGGAAAAACACTATTTGGAATGGAACTATCGCCCGAAAAAAACGCAGCAAAAAACTGGTATATCCATAAACACACAGGTGGAATGATTTCTACTGGTATCGGTGGTTCGATCACTGGTGAAGGTGCAGACCTTATGATTATTGATGACCCGATTAAAAATAACGAGGAAGCACAATCTCCAACAATTCGAGATAAGATTTGGGATGAATGGGAAACCACTCTTTCTACTCGATTACATGATGGGGCTTCTGTAATTGCTATCCAAACGAGGTGGCACGAGGATGACTTCATTGGTCGATTATTAGAGCAATCCCCTCGTAATTGGATGAGGTTAAGACTTCCAGCGATAGCAGAAGATGAAGATGATTTAATTGGTAGAACTATAGGCGAACCATTAGCGCCAGAGCTTGGTTATCATGAAGAATGGGCGAAACAAAAGAAAATAGAGGTTGGTTCAAAGGTCTGGGGATCACTTTACCAACAAAGACCATCTCCTGAAAGTGGAGATATTTTTAAACGTGAATGGATGCAATATTACAAAGTCTTACCAAGTAAGTTAGATAAAATTGTTCTCTCTTGGGATATGACATTTAAAGATAAGAAAACAAGTGACTACGTGGTCGGTCAAGCATGGGGGTTTAAAGGTGCTGACCGTTATTTAATTGACCAAGTAAGAGACCGAATGAGTTTTACTCAAACACTAAAAGCTTTTAAATTATTTAAAAGAAAACATCCAGAAGCTAATGAAATTTTAGTCGAGGACAAAGCAAATGGTACAGCAATCATTGACACGTTAAAACGTGAAATATCTGGAATTATTCCAGTAGACCCTAAAGGATCAAAGATTGCGCGGGCAGAAGCTGTATCTCCACAATTTGAAGCGGGTAATGTTTATTTACCTGAAAACAAAGCATTTACAGGGGATGTAGTGGAGGAATTAGTTAAATTCCCGAATGCTAAACATGACGATATTGTGGATGCAACTAGTCAGGCATTAAGTAGACCAAACAAGAAGAAAGTAAAACAAAACTACGATGCTCTAAGAGCGGGCTTATTATAGGGGGAACGAAACATGAAATTAGAATTAGACGGCTATCACTTACAAAGTGAGAATAGAGAAACAATAGAGAGTGCCATTGCTCATCTTAATTTAGTCAAGATATATGAGAGTGAAGGTACACAGATAAAAACCGTAGATGTTCATGAGATTTGGGATGGAAATAAAAACAAATCATTGATTATCAAGGTAGATTATGAAGATTAATTAGATAAACAACGGTTAGAAAGGAGCAACTAAGTGACGCACAAAGAAGAATTCAAGAATTCAAAGGGCGAAGTCATTACGTTGTCTTTGAGGTTTCACCGAGAAGCAAGAATGAGTTACCAAATCGAAAATATCGAACAGTTATTTGAAAACGACTATGAATTATTAATTAACTTTTTAGAGCATCATCGCGATATTCAAGTACCTCGTATTCAAGAATTATATGATTATGCAGAAGGTAATAATCATGAAGTATTAAAGAATGAAAACCGACGTAACGAAACAGATATGGCAGATAATAGAGCTGTGCATAACTTTGGACGTAAGATTTCAACATTCAGACAGGGTTATTTAGTGGGTGTACCTGTTCAAGTCGCATACATTGACGGAGAAGAACAATCTCCTACCGATTTAGCGCTAGATTATTTAAATCGAGTCAATGATTTTGATGATTTAAACCGCACATTGGTTTTGGATTTATCACAAGTAGGTAGAGCTTATGATATTGCTTATTATACGAAAGATGAAAAATTGGAATTTAACAGACTAGATCCGCGTGAAACGTTTGTTATTTACGATAAAACAATCAAGAAGAGACAAATTGCTGGGGTTCGTTATTACCAACCGAATCCGTTTGACGAAGAAGTGACACTCGTAGAAGTCTATATAGATGAAGCACGTTATTACTTTATTTGGGATAGCAATGGTATTAAAGAGAACCACGAAAAAGAAGGTGGTTCGATTGAATTAAACGGTTTTGGTGATGTACAAATCACGGAATATCTAAACAACGAACAAGGAATCGGGGATTATGAAACCGAGTTACCACTGATTGATTTATATGATGCAGCACAATCAGATACAGCAAACTATATGACTGATCTAGCTGATGCGATACTGGTTATTTATGGAAATGTTGATTTCCCACCTGATGTTGATACTGCAGAAAAACAAATCGAATATATGAAAGCTATGCGACATGCACGGTTAATGCAATTGATTCCCCCACAAGATGAACAAGGAAAAGAACGTCAAGTAAATGCTGAATATCTATACAAGCAATACGACGTAAATGGAACAGAAGCTTACAAAACACGATTGCATAATGATATTCACGAATTTACTAGTACACCTGATTTATCTGATGAAAACTTTGGGAATAACCAATCAGGACAAGCGATGAAATATAAATTGTTTGGATTAGACCAAGAGCGTGTATCAACGCAAGCGTTATTTGAAAAGGGGTTACGTAGACGCTACAAACTGTTAGCGAATATTTATCCAGAAGTATCGACAAGTGGAGATGAATTCGCTGGAGCGTTCAACGATTTTGACCCATTGAACTTACGGATTACATTTACTCCGAATTTACCACAAGCAACAAATGAAATTATCGAAACGGCTTCTAAACTTTGGAATATGGTTTCTGATGAATCGGTATTTGAGGTATTACAGAGTGCAACAAACGTAACACCTGAAAACGAAAAGAAACGGTTAGAGCAAGAAGAACAAGAAGCGAAAGATAAATTTGACCCTCCCGCACCTCGAAGAACGGAGGTAGTAGAAAATGACGAAGAGACATGAGAAATATTGGCAAGATCGAATTGATGAAATTTATCGTTATGTAGATAGAGAAGATATCAACATGTTTAAGCGATTAACTGATTTGTACAACAGAAATGTATTGAGCTTACAAAACGAAGTATTTAAGTTTTACGCGAAGTTTGCAGAAGATGAAGGAATTACACTTGAAGAAGCTAAACAACGCTTACGTGGCGAAGATTTTAGCGATTACCAAGCAAATGCTCGTAAGTATTTTGAAGAATCAGAAGACAACCCCGAATTGCTTAAACGATTGAATGAACAATATAGGGCTTCAAAAGTTACAAGACATGAGGCGTTGTTATTCGAAACAGAATATCAACTTGGAATTTTAAATGGAAGTTTACAAGGAACATTTGAGCAGTACCTCATGGGAATTGCATCCTATTCTTACAAGAAAATAATTGGTGGTCGATCTGCAAGTACTTTAAATCGTCCAGCAATGGAAGAAATCGTTAATAGACCTTGGAATGGTCACAATTATTCAGAAGATTTATGGGGCAACACAGATAACCTTGTTAGAAAATTAAGAAAAACATTTGAAAAAGGGTTCAGTCGTGGTCTTGGAGTTCGAGAGATGGCACAAGAAATTCGTAAAGATTTTAGAGTGGCAAATAGCTATGCCGAAAATCTGATTCGTACAGACGGTACGCATATTGTGACAAATGCAACGGCGAAGCGATATATGGATGCAGGGCTTACTAAATATACGATACATGTAAAACTAGATGACAGAACTTCAGATATTTGTCGCAAAGTACATGAAGAAGATAAGGTGTATGAATTTAAAGACTTT